CTCATGAGGGTTAGTTCTGGCTAAGCCAGGCTGCCCAGCATTAGGTGCATTAATAACACGATTGGTCCGCGTCGCGTGTATCGGGTTATCCAGGTTCATGCGTATGGCAAATGTGATGTCGCCTGCATCAACACCCACATCCGCAGCGCGCGCGATCGCGGCGGCTTCCGTGCGCCCAACTACCATGCCAGGTAAGTTATTGCGATCGGTAAACGTGCCATACGTGAATCCCTGGTCTAACGCCCGTTGGCGCAGTAATGCGGGCACGGCAGGATTTGTGCCCTGCTGAGAGATCACGGCGTTCACTGCACGCCCTTCATGCGTGCCCTGTGAGATAGCCGTTATTACTTGGTCAATAGCCACCTCATCTTCGGCAGAAACACCACGAGGCATATCATCAATTCCAAGCACGCGCCTGGTGTTCTCGCCAATGGGCAGTGCAGGTTCAGGCTGTGCCGCGGGCGCATCAAATGTCTGTGGCTCTGCAGGTGCGTTAATAGCACGGGTTTGTGGCGCGGGCAGTTGCTGCTGCTGGGGTGCAGGTAACTCCTGCTGTGGGACTACGCGCGCCTGGGCCTGTGTAGGTCCCTGGCCCACAGGCTGTACTTCACCCTGCGGGGTAATATTGCCCACGTGCGCACCGTCTGCTGCGAACACAGGCACGGCTACCCGGATCTCACCGAGCTGTGCAGGTAGCTGGATCCCGAAGTGCTGTGCGGCCGCACCCAGCATTCCATTAGCCTGTCTAAACGTTTGTGCAGCTTCTTCCAGAGATGCTACAGGTACACGCATGCCCGCAAATGACATGTAGTATGGGGCAACACCACGTTCCTGATTTGCCTGCGCACCCACATTCGTGGGTTCAGCATTAGCAGGTAAAAGCTCAGGCTCCACGGTCGGAGGCTCATTAGCCACAATCATGTCCTGGCGCTGGCCAGTCATAGGCGCCGGTTGTGCCTCCGGAGCAGGCTGTATGGCAGGCGCAGGTGGCTCGACTACAGGCGTAGGTGCTTCGGCCGGTGTAGGTGTCGGCGTTATCGCTTCGTTAAGTACGTGCGCTAGTCTGGTCTCTTCCACTACACCATCTGGCGCGCGCATAGGAATGGTCGGTGCAGTTGCGCGCGCTTCCGCCACGATCTCATCTACTAAGCTCCACTGTGAAACTGGTAGTGCCGCGCGGATAGCAGCTTCGGGAGATTTAACTGCTAATGCCTGTACCACCGGGGTTTTAGCCGGTGTTAAGTTACTGCGGATCCCAAGGATAGCCTTGTTCTCCGCCTGGGAAAGTACGGGTGTAGCAATAGCCTCTGCAGGGGTAGGCATAGGTGCAGGTGCGGGTGCAGGACCAGTGAGCTCACCAGCCACAGGCCGCATAACCTCAGCCTCAGTGGCGCCCGGATAGGCAGTAGGTTTAGTAAAGCGCTCCTGGAACCTAGGGCTGCCTTTGTACCACGCGGGCGCGGGTAACCGCATAACACCCTTGGCAGCTTGCACCATACCGGAGATAGGCAGTGCCTGCAACGCAGCGCTCTGTACGAGGCTTTCTATTCCTTCCTGTGCCTCTTTGGGCTGTTCAATGCCGAAGCTCTGCAGGTACGCAGAATGTCCTAGATTGCCCAGGTCATTGATAGAAGGCTCAGGCTGGGTAACCTGCTGCTGGAACTCAGGCAGGTTAGTATCCACCTGAGGCACAGGAGGCTCTGCCATAGGTGTAGCCAGCATCTGTTGGTCAGGGGTCAGTATATGATCAGCGTACCGCGGGTGTGCCTCCAAAAAGGACGTGACGAACTCGTCGTCCGTCATGTCCTGGTACTGGGGGTACTCCTGCTTCAGCCGCTTTGCGAACTGTTCACGTGTTTCAGCCATGTTAGTCGTCCAGTAGTCTCTCGTTTTGTAAGTACCCTGCAGCACCAGCGCGCTTAGGCTGCCGGATACCTAAAGGGTCATTCTGCACTTCGTCAGGGTCAACACCAAAGCCGTGTTTCTTCATGAGCTCCACGAGCGCCGCGCGCTCCTGCTCAGTGGCATTCTGCATGAAGTGCGCGATCATGGGGCGGACAGCACTAGAAGGTAAATTAGTCTTCGCGGCCGTCTCAAACATATACTTCGCACCCGCCAGCCCACGAATACCGATGCCCACTGCTTTGGGAGACGCTGCAACCGGCGCAAGCGTGCCCAGAGGCATGCCCTTCATAACTGCGCCACCGGCTACACCCATAGACGTGAGCACACGACCCCAGTCAGGCCGTTTGCTATTGGTGCGCAAAGGCCACACTGAGTTAAACGCCTGCTTGGTCTTCGCCTCGCTGTAGTCAGTAAGGGTCTTCTTTGCCCCAGGCACCTGGTGCATAAGCCAGGCATCCAGTAAGGCCTTACTGTTAGTAAAGCGTTCTTTCAACGTCTCATTACCAGCCTTCTCTGCGCGCCCAATGGCATCCTTTAAACCATACCTAGCGGCGAGTACCTGCTGGTTAAGCTCCCGCAGGGCATTAGGCTGTAAAAAGTCAGTGAACGGCACACCATTCTCGTTTAATCCCGTAAGGTCGTCAACGCGCTGTATTACCTTCAGGGAGAAGTCATCTGCGGCGTTATCAGAGAGCTTAAGTTTACCCGTGGCCGCTTTTAGCGCGTCCTGCCCATACACAAGTCCCTGGCTTTCAAAGAACTTAGGCAGTTCCTGCTTCATCACGCCCATGTCTTTGGCACGAAATAGAATATTAGGATCATCGATCGCCGCGCTCATGTTGAAGTACGGTACATTGGTAGTACCGTGCAGCACTTCTTTCGCTATCGGCTTAAGGCCACGCAGCCCCGCAGTAAGCAGTTTGCCACCTACACCAGCTGCACCTTCAGCGGCAGCCTGGATACCTACGTCTGAAATTACCTGTCCAGGCGTTTCCTTCGCGGCCATGCCAGGCATAGCTACATTTGCACCTTGTGCCACGCCTTTCTGCACAGCACGCCCCGCTGCCGCGCCAGCCATCATACCCGGGATACCACCAGGCGCGCCCATAACCGCACCCACAGTTGGGGCTACGTTTTCACCCACGAAGTACGCGGCCTTTTCAGGCAGGGTATCCGACGGGGTGCTCTGCTGCCCGAAACCAGCCATAAACTGGTTTGCCATGTTCTTGAGGAAGGACTGTTCTTTAAACCTGGGTTCCTTGGTGTAGGCAAAACGCAGCACATCTTCACGCTTGGCTTGCGCGAATCTGGGATCTTTCTTTATGAAGAACTGGTAGACTTCCTCTTCGTGAGTCATAATTACCTACCTTTTGAAAATTCTTCAAATGAGAAGGGGTCATTGCCGGAGGCAGTAGTAGTTGAAGTAGCCGCAGTGCTAGTCTTCGACACTGCTCCCGTGCCTATCTTTACCTTGGCCCCAGGCAAGCTAGTTTCAATAATGCCCTTGAGCTTGTTCATTTCTTCTTTCGCACGCTCCTTCGCGCCAGGCGTCATAGAGCTGCTGAAGAAGTCACGTCTGGCCTGCAGAACGCTTCTGGTCGTGGCCATCACCTTCTTAAAGGCTTCGTGCGGAACGTCGGGCTGGATGTTGGCAAGTTCTACTTCCATACGCATGTCGGTAGGAACGCCGCCAGCAGACAGGGCTGAGGAAATTTCAGCACCTAAGCTAGCCTTAAGGGTGTTGAAGGCAATGAAGTCAGGGTTACCGCTCTGCTCTTTCCACCAGGCAGTCGCCTTGTTAGCAGCGCGCGTGAACACACCGAGTTCACTTGCCTTGCGCATATCCAACCGGCTATGCACTTCTTCCATTTCATCTAGCAGTGACGGGTCGCCCTGTTCATTGCCCTTAAGCACAGAGTCAATGGTGCGCACGGCTTTGTTCATCTGGGTATTAGCCAGTGCACCGGACGCGCCACGGTACTCCACGATAGATTCCGGAGGCTGCCCATCCTTACGGCTCGCACCGTATTTACGTTCCCACGCAGCCTGTATCTGATTGGCATGGCGCTGGCTAACCTTATTAAAGTCAGCCGTGCCCTGATGGATGCCGAGCACTATGCGATCCACAGCGTCTTGCGGAAGGGTCTGGCCATACCCCCAACCATACTTAGTAGCACTATCCGCTTTAGGGGCAGTGCCGAGTTTCATGTCCTTATAGTTAGAGAAGATGGGCTGACCCGTGGGCGTGTATCCAGTGGGTGCGAAGGTCATGGCCTTGCTAATATTCTGCAGGCCTTTCTGGTACTGTTCTATCATGGGTGTAGACTCACCAGAAACGTTAGCAAATAGCTTCGCCTGCTCCTCAGGAGCCTGTACACCCGCGCCACTCATTATATTGGGGCCAAGTGGCGTAGCACGAGTAGGTACATTCTTAATGCTGATCCCTTCCGTGCCAGGCGCAACAGGCATTGCGGGTGCTCCACCGAAGTCGGATAGGGGCTTAGTAGGCTGCTGGGCACCGAACTGCTCGACTTCACGCAGGGCACGATCGAACGCGGCACCCGACGAGATCGCACCGCCCGACATCTGGCTTATCGTGATGTCCTGCATGCGCTGCTTCGCCGCGCGTTCATCCGATGCGTATTTATCCGTTAAGGCTTTCTCAGCCTTAGCAGCTTCATCTTTCTTAAGCTCCCTACCGAACTTCAGGCCCTCAATGAAGCGCCCGAAGACATCAGAAGTAGGTGTGTAGTCCCCGCGGAATTCATCAGCCATATTGTCCCCTTATATCTTCTTGCCCAGGTACGCACCGGCACCAGTGGCCGCGACATTGCTTATCAGGTTGGGCCAGAAGCTTCTGCGCTGGGCGCGTTGCTGCGCCCGGCGAATGGCATCCTGGTACGCCCGTTCCTGCACAGCCATGCGCTCTTTGAACTGCCTGTCCTTTTCGGCTTCACCAGCCTGAAAAGAGGTAGTGCGGTTAAAGTTCTCAGTACCCATGCGCTCTTCACGCTGCAAGCCAGCCACGTTATAGGCTAGGTTCGCGTTCATGTCAGTAAGTCTGTTGCTGGTGTTGTTAACTGCCCCGCTAACACGCAGGGCTTCGAACGGGTCACCTTCCAGACCACGCCGTAGGGCTTCACCACGTGCGCGACCTACATCTACATTGCCCTGCTGAACAACAGGGCGCTGCATAGATTTAAGGTACTCCGCATTAATTTCAGGGGTGTACGCGAATGCCATATTATCTCCTGTAGAGTCTTTCTATATCACCGAACACTGTGTACGCATCTATTTTCAGGGTCTGGTTAACCACGTTATTTGAGAACTTGAACTTTGCATACCTACCCTTCGCAAACCCAGGGAACATGCCCTTTATTTCATCGTTAAACGGGGTGTTCATTTGGAGACTCTGAGAAGTAGTGTAGTAGGTAGTTGATTTCTCCACACTATACGCCAGCGATACAGTACTCGCCGTGTTCGGGTATGCCTCAAGGTAAAATTGCCTAAGAATTTTACTATTGTTTTGTCCATCGAACTGAAAGTCTTTAGTGATGGCGTAGGCATTTATGGCCTCAGTGTTATCATCAAAGTATACATCTTTATCTATTATACGCCAAATTTTGCTAGAAGTAAGCCCGTCCCCGGCATAAGGATAATTATTATAAAGGTCAAGCGCACCCCAGGACTGTCCATCGAACAGGGTCCATTTCTTGTTGCGCTGGTACACCATGCACAGGTCGTTAGTTAACGTTCCAGTGCTTGTGTTCGCGCACAAGTAGTATCTCCCATCGTAGTACAGGGAAGCCACACTCTTAGAGTCCCCGTTATACCAGTTTAGTGTGAAGGAGTCCACCTTAAACGTGTCGGTGGCGGCTGCGAATGAAGACACCACGCGCACCTGCGCGTACGTGCCAGTTGCGCACGTAACGTTCACATTGTTAGGCTGGGCCACCCACGCAGGCGTAGCCGCATCCCAAGCAAAGGCGTACGTGGCAGCCCTAATGTAGTAGGCCTGGACATCAGGGTCAGCGCTCGTGCTAAGCGCGGCAAACTGACCCCATGAGGATAAGTCAGCACTAAGGAATAGCACGTGGCTATCCCATGTGCCCGTAGAGGCCGCAGCAAGGCTAACATCCTTAACAGATGGCATTAGAACGCCGCCAGCTTCTACAGTTAACGTGGAAACATACTGCCAGTACCGCTCGGTTAATGGAATGCGCGCACCATTGGCTATCTGGGTTAGTCCGCTCCATGTAGAGTTGTTCGCAGAAGACCTAATAAATGCGGTCACGGTAGACGTAGCATCAGATGACACAGTAATACTGAACTCCCCACCGATCGGGGTGGTAAAGCCGGTATCAAATACCCGGGATGTGTATGACGCGGCCTGTGTAGTACGCGCAGGTACGTAAATGTTATCCAACTCTAAGTCCACGTACCCGCTTGCCGCAGTCACAAATTTAATTATCTGGGCAGACGAGGCCGTGTACGTGGTGTCAGTAGCCGTAATCATTACGCCAGGAGTAGCACAACCTTCCTGTGCCGCAGACACGGTAAAACCGTAGTCACTATTTCTAGTGATCGTGTACGTAACGCCAGCGCCACAATAGTCCACAGTGTTATCATACGTGGCCGCGCCTACCTGCGAGAGCGTGCCACCGGTCAGCTTGTACAGCACCGTGTTAACCTTGTACTTCACGCCAGAGATAACGGATAGGTAGTGCTTTAGCGCATACCCATCCATGGTGCCAGGATTAGTGGTGTTGGCGACAAAGTAATACCAGAACTCATTGCCCTTCGCGGTGCCCACATCACCAAATTTAATAGACCACTGTCCAGTAGCATAGGTTACGCTGGAGGTGTGTAAGTAGCATGTCTGGTTGTTCCCATCCCACGTACGAAGTATGCCACTAGCCACGCTCAGGTTAGAGCACGTGCCCACAACAGTCCAGGCAGGATCTGCTGAGTAGTTGTTATCAGTAAACAGGTCCAGGGCAGTCGAGAAACTAGCTGAGGCCAGCCCAAAAGATCCATCAGCAGTAGATATAGTAATATTCGACAATGTGCCAAGCCCGAAGTCCGTGCTTTCAGTGTCCACGGCCGTCCAGGAAGACGGTATGATACTGCCAGCTACAGCCAAGGCATCCCAGGTGTCACGTGCACCATTAGTGGTCGCGTGCCCCTGTACAAAATCGGCGTAGGAGGATATACTCTGGTTATCCGCTGCACTCACGCTCTGTCGGATACTCTTGATGGTATTATCTATTTCCCTGGAGATCAGTGTAGGCGGGTTGCTACCACCTTCCCACTGGTATACGCCGTCTTCGGCCAGCCAAGTAACCACGCCCTGTACTAAGCGCACAGAGCGATTGTCCACGCACCCTACAGAGTCAGAAATCCTGTACTTCTCGTAGCTGTCATTATCCACACCCTTAACCACAAACATTTTATTGCGTTTCCAGAAAACCTTACCGTACGGTGAGTAATACGCGCAAGTGACAGGTTTACCATCCTGCCTATCCATAGTGAACGCGTTCGAGGCATCCGCAGGTAATGGGTCTACTGCAGGTATGGTCCAGTCCGCCGGATCACCATACGCGCTGACCTTAACAGTAGACTCAAGCCCAGAAACGTTCGTACACCACAGGCGTTCATCTGCGAACATTAGGTACTTACAGCCCGTCGGGATCTCAGGCACAAGTGTAACATTGGTGCCGTCATAGGCGAAGGCCGTGTCGTACCCATTAACGAAATAGTGCTTGTTGTAGGCGCTGACCGAGCTCGTTATACCATTAACGTTTACGGTAGCGATCTGCACAGGCACCGCGCTAAAATCGGTAGCGTAAATAACAGTGCTGGTCTGGATAATAAACTTCTTGACGTTAGACTGTGTGATAAACTCTTTCACGTAGTTTATCGGGTACCCAGGCTGCACACCATCAATAATACGTCTCGAGCCAAAGCGCTTCTCCAGGTAGCCCCTGTCGGTCAATACATTGCGGGCATCCTGGAAGTCTGCATTGTCTATGCGCGCGGAATCATGGTAGTTATCCACGCCACCAAAACTGGCCTGGTAAAAAGTAAGAGGGGCTAGCGCAGTTTGAGCCTGTGCAACCCCAGTTAGCAGAAGAGTTAAAAGTAAAGCTTTCATGTTATACCACCGAACCACCCCTCCGCATGGCCTTAACCCGCCGGTAGTACGGCGGCAAAGGCGTGGTAACGTCGTCTATGGGGTCGCTCTGGTCCTCACCCATGGCTATGCGTAAATTGGCCCAGGCAATGTTTTCCTGGATAGCCCAGTCCGGATCTTTCTTGAACTTGGCTACGCGCGCAGAAACCAGCTCGGAGATCATGTCCATGATCTCATCGGAAAACGGGAGGAAGTTCGCGCTGGTGCCTATGCTGTTCAGCGTGAAGTCCGTAAAGGTAGTAGTGCCATACGCAGTTAAGGTCCCTGCAGCTCCAGGCATGCCGTACACTTTGATGATCCGCGCACCGGTCGTACCATCTACGCCCAGGTCAGTAAAGAACCCAATGCAGTTGTTATCGGTACCGCCACTCGCAGGGGTGTGCCATTTCACGGCGTCCTGCATGGTAATCTTTTTGAGAGCTCCACCGCGCCCGTCGCTTATCGCCACAAGTTTCTTTATGGTAGCATCTATGGTTATCAGCTGGGTGCCTTCCACTACAGTGATAGTGAAAGACTTCATCAGCCAGGACCAGGCAGTCAATTTTGCCACTGCCCGACGATACTTATTAATCCAGCGGATAAGATCCGCAGTGGGCTCATCATTGGTAACTAGTTCGTCGCCAAATTGGTTGACCCGCTTTAAGTCTTTAATAAAATCGTCGAGCAGAAGCATAATTGTCCTTTACCTTCTGATGGTCACCGGACGGGGCTTCGCGTCGTCGCCCTTGGGGGCGTCGGGCAGGGGCTCGTCCTTGGTGCCGGAGGTAACCTTGTTTGCCACTTCGACGGGCTTCACCGGAGTGACGCTCTTTGGGTCGAACTTCGAGATCTTGCCCTTGGTCATGTACTCGTGGGCGTCCAGCCACTCGATGAGCATGGGATCGGAGGTCACGAAGGCATAGCCGTACTCCGTGGCTATGAAGTTGCACCGTATCGAACGGCGCTTGTTGCCCTGGGTGTCTTTCAGGCCCATGGGGGTATGCACCAGCTCTACACCTTTGTAGTGGGTCACGTAGATCTGTTCTTTCTGCTTGGTTTCAGCCATAATATTTACCTCGTGCTTGTCTTTAAGTGTAATTGGGAGGCCAGCCATTCCGCCAGCCTCCCCAATTACTTAGTTTTTACTTCTCGTCCCAGACGCACTCTATGAAGTTCGCAGCCGCCACGTTCTTCAGGAGCGTAGCGTCATCATCGCGCTTGCCACCCGTGAGGGCACAAGTGTAGTCGTCTTCCGCTTCTATCGCGTCGCACAGCTCACCCAGGGTGTTGTACGCAGCATTAGAGGTATCGAACGACAGGTCCGAAGTCCCGATAGGGGCTTCAGTGCCGAACACGTCAGCGCCGATCACAACGGCAGCCTGAGTGGAGGCACCTACGTACCCGACCTTAATAAGGCTGGCGTCGGAGATAATGCGTATATCCGCCGTAGCTTTCTTATTGAGGGACTGAACCAGCAGCGCTTCCGAGCCCAAGGCCAGGGCGTTCGAGACGCCCAGGGCCATGACCAGGAAGGAGAGCATGAGTTTAATCATGATACTCTACTCCTTATTCCTGTACGCCAGTCAGCAGGCCGTGTTTCTTTTCCTGCTCGAGCTGGAGACCGCCTTCAGTCAGGATCTGGCCGACGGTGCCGTCGAACAGAGTGCTGTCAGCGTTCGGGTTGACCTGGTCCTTCTTCATGTAGCGGCCTTTCATGTGCCGGTAGGACAGGTCACCGAGGTCCAGAACTATGCCCGTGCCCATAAGGCCGGACAGATCGGTCTGGGCGTCATTCTCGAGGAGCGGGTGCTCCACGATCATGAGCTTGCGGCCGGTGTTCTTGTATTCGGTCATGGTCACGCCGTAGGTGCCTTCGCCGGAGGTCGTCTGCAGCTTGTCGCGGGAGAACCCGTTGATAACAGTGCAGAGCTTGCTCGAGGCGAACAGGACCTTGGACTTATTGCCATAGCGGAAGGTCTTCCGCAGGAACTCTTCGAACTCGTCCTCGGTCAGGATGGCCACGTCCTTAACGTTCGTGGTAACGAACGCCAGGATGCCGCGGCTAACGCCCAGGGAGGTTTCATTCGCGGTGTCCATCTTCAGCTCGCCGAGGATGTTCAGGAGCTCGATGCTCTTGGCATGCTCGATGATGGCCTTGGCAGCCTCGTACTCCAGGTCACCCTTGCCGTACACGTCCGACGCCTGAGCGGTGCCAGACACCTTGTAAGGGGTCTTGTGCAGGGCGCAGTAGTTGAACTGGGGCACTTTCTGGGTGGTGAGCACGTCACCGATGGTTTCACCCTCATCCGCCAGATTGGCGAGGATGTGCAGCTGGGACCCGGCCGCGGCGATCTTCGCAGCGGTAGTACCGTACGCACGCCGTATGGTAACGGTGGTCGTGGTGGGGGTCGCAGTCACGTACACAAGTTCGGACTTGTTCACGCGAACAAGGTCGCCCTTGCGGAAGTACGCGAAGTTCGTGACGATCATCTGCGTCGCAGCGGCGGAGAGCTCGGTAGCTCCCAGAACGTCGAAGCGGGGCAGAAGGGTGTCTTCGAACCACTCGTACTTTTTGTTGCCGGTCACTTTCAGGCGATTCTTCGCCTTATTCATGATGGCAACGAGGGGATACTGATCAGGTTCGAGCTGATTGATCTCCTCTTTAACGTCACGCACCGCACGGGTCTCGGTAGACTGGTGGGTGGTGAAGCGCTGTCCTGATATTACGGCCATGGCTTGTAGCCTCCTTACTTAGAGCCCTACTCCATTTCTGTCGCGCCAGGCGCTGACAATGGGACTGGAGTTTCCGGGCGTTGCGGTAGTAGTTTTACCGTTTCCACTTTTGCCTAACTGCGTCTGAGCTGATTTTGCCTTCTCTTTCGTGGTAGCAGCCGCCTTCTCGGTTTCGGTCTTAAGCGCACGTTCCTTATTGTACGCATTGAGACCATACGCGATCCAGAAGCTCAGGTAAGGGGTCTCAGGGCGATTGGCGAGGGCGGGGGAAAGCTCCACGATCTTCTGCATGGTAGGAGTGAGCTCCTTAAAGTTCGGGTACTCCTCCGGCTTACCTTCCATTTCCTTCGTCGACTGCTCGATGACTTCCTTTATGTGCTTCTGCTGCTCGGTGGACTGCTGCAGGCGCTGGGCGTGCTCTTGCTTGGCCTGAGCTTGCTTCTGGGCCCATTCACGCTTCGCGAGAATGTACTCAGTCTGCCTGTGCTGAGGCATCATAGCCAGCTGCGCTTCCTCCTGCTCTGCATCTGCGGACAGGGCGCCAGGGAACGGTGCGTCGAATTGCTTAGCTTCCATTTCCAGCAGCTTAGCCTCACGCTCCGCCAGTTTGAGTTCGTACTCCTTAGTTAACTTGCTAAGGCGAACGCCCTCAGTGGAGGAGTTCTTATAGGCCGTAACCAGCTCAGCCTTTGAGGCAAAAGTGCGTCCGTCAATCTCAAAGGGGGTTTCTGTTACAGTCTGCTGCGTCTTCTGCGGGTCCGTTTCCTGCTCTGACCCATCGGTAGTCTCAGTCGCCGGGGTTTCCTGCGTCTGGGTCTCCTGGGTGGTGTCGTTGGCATTAGAGGTTACAGTAGTATCCTCAGTAGTGCCTTCCTGGGTGGTGGTCTCAGTCTCTACCGTCGCGGCATCCTTCGCTGCTTCCGGAGCTGCGCCGAAGTCAAAGACTCCGCCCGTCTGCGTGTTTCCTGGCTGCTTTATGTCCATTGTACTATGTTCTCCTTGAGCTTCCCAGGGTTTTCCCGGGTAGGTCTTTATTGGGTTGTCCAATAAAATCTCAACACTTCAATTATACGGCATTCTACTTCTTTTGTAAACCCAACAGTTTCTCAGCTTCAAGACCATCGTTCTTGAACTTATTGAGTTTTACCCATACCTGGGCAATGCCATGAAGTATTCCCGACTTCCAGATCCGGTCATGCGCGATAGACTCGGCCGTCTTCTCACACACGCCCGGACGCCACATAAGGCCCTTTTCCAGGGCGTCTATATCTTCTTCCAGGGCGGGCAGCAGCACGTCTTTAAAGAACGGGTGCTCCGTCATTAACCGCACTGCCTGCCTTCCATGGTCCGCCTGTATCTGCAGTTCCTCAGCCGTAGGTTTGTTATTCATCACTCCTCCATTTGACCCGAGCCCGCACCGTTATTCCCGCCGGACGGGACGTTAGCCGTGTCCGAAGGGCCAGTAGGCGCGGGGTTGTTTTGCAGGTTAAGTCCCGTCGGTCCAGGACCATCTGCACCACCATCTTCTTTCATGGTGTCCTCAGCCTGTTTCGCCATTGCCACCTGGTCAATGTTATCCATGAAGAGCTGTACCATCTGCATCGTTTCATTGATGTGGTTATCCAGGGCAGCCATGAGCTCAGGCGCGACCGCTCCAGACGCGATGCCGGCGATCATATCCGGTTCATTTCTCTGCTGGACGTGCTTGATTATGTGCTGCATGAAGTTTTCACGCGGGTTCACCTGTACAGGCATACCCTGCAGAAGCATGTCGAATTCCTGCTCAGGCGTGAGCACACCATCCGGCAGGGCCAGTATCGCATTGGTGTCCTGCACGCCAAACGACTCGAGGCTCAGCTTGAATATCTTATCTACTGCCGCACGCATCATCGACGGGTCTTTAGCCGTCAAGCGGAACTGCTCGTACTTCAGTGCCTGATCCATGAGCACCATAAGCTGGTTGCGCTGCACGGCCGAGTCGCCGAAGCTAGGGTCATTAGACTGTACGTACATGAAGCCCTGGCCACCGCTCGAGAAGTCCTCACGGCGGTAGGTCTCAGCCCTGAACACACCTTCCTTCATCACGCCTACCGGCATGTCATTGAACATGAACTGCTGGAACATCCAGTACATGATCTCCATCTGCCTGGTCAGGTACGCCAGTTCGGTCATGGCCATAATAGAAAAGCGCCGCGCAAACGACGACTGGATCTCCATTAAACCACCATACGTCTTATGATAGGCCTTCGTACCCATCGCACCGGGGGTCAGGTCGCTTATAGAGATAGTCTTCTCTATCTTACCCATCACCTGGCTCTCCATGTTAATCATGGACGCAGAAACGTCGGGCTGGTCTACCACGCCGAAGGCATGGTTGACATTGCCACCAGCTAGCAGGTTCGCGCGGATCTTGCCGCCAGCACGAGGTGTAAAGTCATTCGGGTACTTTATCACGCTCTCGTCGTACACGACCATCTTGTTGATGGACCTGATCCAGTTCTGAAAGGACATGTTATGAATGTCATTCACCTCAAACAGCAGTTCCAGGATCGGTTCGATAATGCCGGTGCCGAACAGATTCTCCTTATCCTGCGTGTACACGCGCAGCTGCAGAGGCATTACCGGGTAGTGGTAGACATCCGCGATCGCGTGTATCAGGAACTTGCCATTGGCGATGGTCAGTATCGTGTTATCCTTCTGGTACACACGAGTAATGAACACTGAGGGCTCGTCACTGTTGCCCTCTGTGGCCGCATCGCGTCCAGAAATAATTGCAGATATATCCTCGCCAGGTATTGCACCCGCCGGAACTTCAGGGTGTATCTTATCTTTCTTTCCATCCACGGATGCCAGGAGTTCTGTGAGGTCATATAGCGGTTTCTTCTCTCGCGTCTCAGGGTCGACGTAGATCTCCTTTTCGAGGTCAGCGATCGACACCGTGCCTTCAGCTTCTATCACCCAGGACATGCGTGCAAATTTCTTCACGCCAGGCTCGGGGAACATCGCGAATATAGAAGGGAAGCGCGTCTGGAAGCCGATGCGTTCAGGGTACTCTTTCTCCACTTCTAGGGTTTTGTTTATACCTACTAATGCCTTGACCTTCTGCACTATCTTGCCCATGATAGATACAGGGTACTCAATCTCTTCCTCTACTTCCTGCTCTTTCCACTCCTTGCCCTTGAGCCATTCATTGCACCAGCCGTAGATTTCCCAGGCGCACCCGGTAATCACGTACTCGCGTTCGGAGGCAATACGGTCCAGTCTGTACTCGTACCCGCCGAAGTACTCTTTACAGGCATTGTAGTACTTCTCCGCGTTCGTAGCATACTTAGCCACCTTCGCTCTGACGTTAATTGGGAGTTTCTGAAGGAAGGGAACCACCAGGCGGGAGACCGCATCCTCAACGATACCGTAAGCCATTGGCACGAGGATATTAGGCTCCTCGGAGTCGCCGGCGTCATCCTTTAAGGAATGATATAATTTATAGAAGGTCTTCCACTTAGCGAAGTACCCGTCGTAGTACTTCGAGGAAGACTGCAGACGCCTGTTCTGCTTTTCAACCAGTTTACGCCGCGCCTCAGGGCTCAGTTCTTCAAGCAGGTTTTTCATTCTTGTCTCCCAGGAGTTTCTTCGTCTTGAGCTTATACTCGTGCCACTTATTGATGATCCGGTTGGTCTCAGCCTTATCCGTAGGCAAGGCGTCCGTGTCGCAGTCGTGCTTGCGGTTCGCAGCCGAGAAGATCAATGCCTTCTTCTGTTCAGGCCCCAGATGGAGGATAGCGATCGGGTTGGCACGAAGGGTTAAACTGAACTTCTCACCGCACCTGTTGCACGTCACATGCGCAACAATCCGATCCTTATACTCCCATATCTCAGCCTCGAATATGGGTTTAGCTTTAGGCTTCAGTATCATCACTTCCTCCCTGGATAAACTGGTTTCGTATACAGCGCAGGCCGCTCTTCCGTCGTCGGCTCAATATACCGCGGGTTCATTATGCACAAATATCTTACTAAGTCCATGAAGTCCTTGTAAACCAGCTGAGGAGCCTCAGAGAGCGCCTTTATCTCACTCTTCTCTTCCTTATAGGCATAGTGCGTGAAGCCATAGATGTGGTTCTTGCACGACTTCATGACGTACAGCTTAGGCCTAATCCCCTTCTCTTTATCTCCCAAGAAGTACTTCACGGCCAAGTGCCCATCTGTAATCGCGTCATTGGGCAATCCGCAGTTCATGGCGTAATTATTATCCTGTCCCCATTTGAACCATGTCTGCCGGATCGTCATCTTCGTAGCAAACTGGGTAGTCTGCCCGAAGTTAGGGTCAATCCAGCGCACTTCCGCCGGCTTACCGAACCCCATCATCTCCGTAGCCTGTATCATCTTCGCGTACACCTCAGGTGTCCACGTAAACGATGAGATCTTGTGGAAGAGAGGGTATGTCTCATCCGGGAACTCACCCATTACAACAATGTCACCGTTAGGGAACACGGCGTACCAGCCAATAGCAAAAGGCTTGCGATCATGAGGGTCAGTAACAAAATACAGGGTATACTTGCCCGCGTCAAAACAAGCAGCATGGTACTCTCCCAAGTCTTTAAGCGAAGAGATCTCGTGGACGGTTGAGTCATACGTCTTGAAGATCTTACCCTGTAACCTGCCAAATACGCCCTTTTCGCGCATTTCACGCTCTTCGTCAGAGTACTGCGAGAGTATTATCTCTATTGCCTCGCGTGGAAGCTGCCCACCAGGATTTTCATCACAGTTATCCCAGATGTCCCCCACTACATGGTTGATGCGGCCTATTTCCTTGCCTTCCTTATTGCGCAGCACCTTCAGGTCGATGTACTCATCGAGTATCCACGGCGCGAAGTTCAGCGGCGTCATTTCCATGAGTGTCATGCCACCTGAACGCAAGCGCGCCAAGTTCTCATTGAACAGTTTTCTAGGCGGAGGCTCCGAGTACAGCAGCAGTCCCTTCGTCTCGCCAGCAGCTTGCTGTGCATCCTGGTCATACGTCATCACGTCCCACGACCATCCCGTGTTCGTCATTCCCGAACAGAAGAAGTTCTTGTGGTTCTTCGCCTGTTTATACTGTCCCTTAGGGAATAGCTTGCGCATTAGCCCCTGGAACACGTCCTCATCACCTAGCAGCGACTCCGGTGCGCACAGTCGCGCGCTCTTCGGCCACTTCTTAGGCCATTCCTTAAAAATCCCCTGTCCAAACAGAGGATTCTTCGTGCCAAACATGAGCGCGCTCCACATCGACACCAGCAAGTGTGTCTTGCCAGTGCCGTTGCCAAACGTCATGATTGTCATGGGGTCGCCACGCTGTACTTCCTTGACAGCCCTTACCTGTGCCGGATTGTGACTCGGCCAGGCTTTAGGATACGCAAGCGGATCGAGTTGCATCCTCCGCTTGAGCTCAGCCACCGCTGCTTCTTTAGTCAGCATTAGAATGTTTAGTGCTGTCCCGTACGATCTTCAGCAGCTCCTCGTCAGTTACCCCGTCGAGTTCGCCGCGCCTGCTAATATCCAGGGTGTCCACCCAGAGTTTCAGGTTCTTACCGAGCAACTCCAGCGCCCTATTCGCGCCGCTCGAGTCCACGATGCCGCGCTCCACGTCATTTCCATCGGCATCCTTCTCTATGCGCTTCGCCTTGCACGCATCCGCCACATCCTTAAGGCTAGAGAGTATATACGTAGCCGATATACCGCTCTTCTTCGCGGCCAGCTCCGTAAGTCTTTCTATTTCCTTAGACACCTGTTTATTCTGGTGCACAAGTACCCACCCCGCCACATCTGCACCGCTCGGCGAGTACCCCGCGGCAATCGCGGCACGCGTAGCATTGTGCCCATTCGCCATGTAGCGCAGGATAAATTCGCGCTGCCTAGGGTTAAGCCTAGTCTTATACTCCCGCTTAGGTTTCTTCTTCATTCGATTACCTCCCGCTAAGTTTTAACTTTCCGCCGCAGAAAAAAGAGCCAGGCATTAGAGTGTTATCTCCTGGCGAACCGCAGTTTCAGGGATACATTCCTGAAGGCCTCTGAGACATTGGGTCTGTCCATGTCGATCAGTTCGGCCGATACCAACCTCCCGATGAGTCTCAAATTTTCCGCCGGAATTTTGAAATGGTATACCCATTTACATAGAGAGGAACTCCCATAGCCACCCCCCTCGCACCCTGCGCGTTTAAAAATTTTCATACTCGCTGCCCTCGCCGCTGCGCTGCGCGCGCAAAAAATTTTACTCTGCCCTGCGCGTGCACACCCTCACCTTAAAAAAATTTCTCTCTCTACCCTCACACCACACTCACACTCATACACAATCACAAATAAATCCTTATACCATATACTTATTTTATTATTTCCTTTCTCTCCTGGGCCGCGTACAATTTTTTTTTATCAGGCGACCCGGCTCGGGTAAAAGTTTTTTCTGCCCTGGGCCCAGTGCGCGTGCAGAATTTTTTTTTGATCCTGGCTGCGCAGGCGCCGGAACAATTTTTTTTTACCAGGTCGCGATCCGGCTGTGCTCAGAAAAAACCCTTACCAGGTACGCACTTTTTTTATTTGCCAGACCCGGTGCGCGCCAGAGTAAATTTTTTTTCTATCGGGTCCGGCCGCCTCGCATCGGCGCCAGGTAAAATTTTTTTTATCCGGCTGCTGTGCGCTCGACCCTGGTGCAAAAAATCCTTATATGGTAAGATCTTTTTTTTATTTGCCCGGGCTGCGCGCGCGCTCGGGTAAATTTTTTTTATCTGGCTGCGCGGGCCCTGCGCGCCTGGTAAATTTTTTTTCCTCGAGCTGCGGCCTGGCGCCTGGTCGCAAAAAGTCTTTATATTACATGCTCTTTTTTTCTGTCCGACCCTGGTATCAGGCGCGCGCAAATTTTTTTTTATCTGGCGCAGCTCAGATCCTGGCCTGGCGCAGGAAAAAATTGTGCTTATATTATAAGCTCTTTTTTCTTCTGGCACCTGGTGCGCGCGACCCGAGCAAATTTTTTTTTCTGCTCTGGTGCAGCCGCGCCGGAAAAACTTTTTACCCTGGACTCGTGCGCTGGTGTCCTTGGGAAGTTCAGGGACATGTAGAGACCTCTTTTTTTCTTTCCCGGCCACGCGTATATTATAGCGCCTCTTTTTTTCCTTGTAAACCCAGGAGCGGGAGGTCTCAGGTGCTCGGACCTATAAATTGGATGCTGGCTATTGAAAACGAGTAAAAACGAGAATGGCCACATAAATAACTTACCAACTGGTAAGGTTAGGGATACCTAACAAAGTTAGGCGCACTTAACAATGTTAGGCTAGCTTAACTTCACTGCCCTAAGGTCCTATGTGGGACTAGGACTAAAGACTGAAAAATAAAAGGACCTTTGGCCCTTGACAATTGTTGAAAGTTGTTGTATAATATTAATGTAGCAGGAAGTACTCGCTACCCAATGAGCTTAGACTCTTTGGACGTTCACTAAAAAATGGAGATAACATTATGGCTAAAATCGCCAATGTGGTTACCGCTTCTAAGTCCAACAGCAAGCCCGCGAAAGTGCAGCATAAGGTAATTAATAAGATTAAACCTTCTGCGAAGCCTTCCACGAAGCCCGCTGCGAAAGCTGAGAAGCCGGTTGCGAAAGTCTTGAAGCCGCAAAAGTCAATCTCCCGCATAGTCTTCGGCTACATAGCTTCGAAGAACTTGCTGGATAGCGACAATCGCAAAGCGGCCTTCGACGAGCTGCTTAACCTCGTCAAGAAAGACTTCCCCGAGTCGAAATTCCAGAAGACCCACTTCTTCTGGTACCTCTCTCGGGCTGCTAAGCAGAAAGAGCACGGGCTTGGTCTCGACCACCTCGTGACCATCAAGAAAGAAGAAGAAGCTGCTTAGTCCATAAAAATAATAGAACCTGGATGCTTGTAATGGTCCAGGTTTTATTATTTATACGCAAAGTTGGAGCTCGCAGGGATGCGGGCTCTTTCTTTTTTCTATGACCGGGAAATTCTTTTTTATTTTTCCCAACTACATGCAGAGGGA